CGGCAGGCTTGGGCATACCGCACAGGCTAGCACGTGCGATACGCCTATAGCAAGCGCTATGGTTTAGTTTCTTCGGTCTTCGCTTGTTCCAGCACTTGCACGGCTTGCGCAGGCGCCATCTTTGCAATCGGCTGCACCTGCCCGCGCGTGATTTGACTGCCGACGCCGAAGATCGCCGCCGCCAGTGCGCCAATCGCCGAAATCTGCGGCAGCGTCAGCTTCGCCCCGAAGGCGACCGCGACCACGATGATCGCATTCAGGATCGCCATGGCGCGCACGGGCTCCGTGCGGATGAACGCCGAAAAGGCTTGCATCATGGCTTGGGTATCAGCGCCAAAATCTGGTCAATATGCACTTCGCCGTTGACCTTCAGGCCCATACCAGAGAGCGCCGTAATGATGTCGCGCACGAGTGTAATGATTTGCAGAATTTCACTCAGACTGGCCATATCGCCTCCTAATGTCCGTTGCCGCTGCCGCTCACCTTCGTGCCGTTGACGGCGGGCGCATTGATGGCCATCCGGCCGATCCGATTCCCTTCCGCTTCGCTACAACTGCCATTGAACTGCGTCATCGCCGTCAACTCGAGCGCGACGAAATCAAAGCCCGCGACCATGCCCCAGCCGCCGGCGAAGCGTTCGAGGCAATCGTTGATGCTATCGAGGAATTCCGCATCGGTCTGTGCGATGCGCTTCTGATAGAGCAAACCCGTCAACTTGCCGACATTCGGATTCCAGAAATCGGCTACGACGCCGCCGGGTTGCTGAAAGCTCGGATACCCCTCCTGAAAATGCACATACACGAGCGTGCCAGCTTGCGCCATGCAGAGCGGACTGAGCGCGTTGATCATGTCCTGCACTTGCGTCGGCGTTCGCCAGATCGACAGCTCCCAGCCAATACAAAACATCGGCACGGTGCCCACGAGCGCATTGATGACAGGCGTGAGATTGTCGACGAGTGTCGGCGTATCGTAGGTGCTATCGAAGTCCTTTGAACTGAGCATCACGCACGGATAGAACCCGTCATCGATCAGTTCTTTGCACGTCGCGAGGAATGATTCAGGCGTGGCGCCTTGGCCGTGGCTGTCCGGCCACGAGAGCAATACATGCGTATAGTCCTTGACTTGCCATTGGCCGCGAATCGCCGCGCGCCAGCCGACGTCGTAACGGTCGTAGAACCACGAGAGCAGCAGCGACGGGTCCGCCGCGCCACCAAGGACTGGGGGCAGCCCCGGGATTCTGATGCCGCACATATTCGCGGCCCAGAAGCGCGGGGCAGGCTTAAAAGGGTCGACGGCTCCACGCTCCAGACCCGTGACGACTTCGCCGCTCTCGCCAATCGTGGCCGGATAGAGGCGCGTCACGAAGCCATAGGCCTCGAACGTCATGTCGTAGACAGCCGCGCCGAGTGTCGTTTTGCAATCGCCGCAGGCATTCGTGACCGAGAACCAGTCGCCCATCGTGGTCGATTTCCCACTGACGACGGCGCCGCCGATCGGTTTGCCCTCCGGGTCTTGCACATGCCAGACGATATACGCCATTAGTCAGCGCCTTTCGGTTTCGAGTTCGTCGCGCGTCGGCCGACAAATTCTTCAATATCAGTTTTGCGCAGCGCGTTCCGCTCCATCGTCTCCAGCATCCCGACGAGCTTCGTATTCGACGCCGTGTTTTCTTTGATGACGATAATAAGCTGATCGGTGGCCATCTTCCACAATTCCGTAAATTGCTTGATGTCTTTCCGATACAAGGCAAACATGAATCCCGCCAAGATGCCCCCGACGCCCAACGTGGCAAACCATTTCGTCAACTCCGCGTCCATCGGCCAAAAGGGTAACATAACGCCCCCATTAGTAGTTGGTAGGCAAGAACTTAGCCACTATACCTTGTGGCATTGACAGCGGTGTCAGACTGGGTCGTCATGTCGAAAGAACACGTCGTCCAAGCCGTGCTGGAACATCTCGCCGCGGATGTCGCGGAGCTGGAACAGGAAGTGGTCATTTATCGGGAGATGAGCCAGATCCTCCTGGCTCAGAATGGCGAACTGCTGCGCCATAATGCGGCGCTGCGCCAGCAAATCAACGACCGTCGTGAGGAAATCCGCCGTTACACGGAATCGCAGATGACGAGTGCCTAAGCCGCTCGCGATTGACCTCTTCTGCGGCTTGGGTGGCTGGACGGACGGTCTGCTGTATGCGGGGTATCGCGTCGTCGGCTTTGACAACGAACAGCACATCTACGGAGAGGCTCGGTATCCCGCGCAGCTCGTCATCCAAGACGTCCTGACGCTGCACGGGCGGCAGTTCAAGGACGCGGCGCTGATTGTCGCCAGTCCGCCCTGTCAGGCGTATTCGTATCGGGCCATGCCGTGGAAGCGAGCCAAAGCCTTACCGCCGCCGAGTAATGAACTCTTCGAGGCCTGCTTTCGGATTCAGCGGGAAGCCATCGAAGCGGCAGGGCATCACATTCCGCTGGTCGTGGAGAACGTCCGCGGGGCGCAGAAGTGGGTAGGACGTGCGAAATGGCATGGCGGTTCGATGTATCTCTGGGGCGATGTTCCGGCTTTGCTGCCTGACGTGTGCCATGTCAAGGAGCCTGACCCCAGGAATAGGAAGAAAGTCGGTGGATGGTTTTACGATAATTATGAAACCTCTCACCGTCGATGGTCGAGCGGCAGTTTAGAGAGAAAAGCTTGGCGCGCGCACATCGCCAAGATCCCGCTGGCCCTCGCCACGCATATCGCCCAAGCGTGGCATCCATGAGCCAAGGCCTCCGCTGGACGGTCGAAGAATACGCCGCGTTTCGCCGTCGCATGGATGGCCTCGCGCCTCCGCTCCCGTTGCCCCTGCGGCCCCACGCCCAGCCCTTCGATCGCTTCATGGAGCTCTGCGCCGCGGCTAAGCTGCCCATCCCCGCGCGAGAAGTGCTGTTCCTGGCCGATCGCGATTTCCGCGCGGATTATTGCTGGCCCCTGCAAAAAATCATCGTCGAGCAGCAAGGCTTTCGCGACCATTCGACGCGCAAAGGCCTGCAGCGCGATTATGAGAAGAGCAATTTGGCTCAGGCGGCAGGCTTCCGTTACTTCCAGTTCACGCCGAAGCAGTTGCAAAGCATTGAGACGATTGAATGGCTGCGCGCGCAATTAGGTAGCAATCAGACAGATGAGAAAACTGTTGGCTAACGTAGAATGAACGCTGAAGCCGGGCGGGGGTGGCCACCCCTCGCTCGACGCGCACCGCTTGCTTGCTCAGGCGGTGGCCCGGCCCCTTCACTCAGCAAGGAGTGCGCATGGCTGTTGTTCCGTTTCCGCTCGCGGCCTTAACCGGCCTCGATACGCTCCTCAACGAACCCCCCGAGATCGTCGACTGGGTCGTCTCCGACCGCATCCCCGCCGGCAGTGTCAATCTCCTCGTCGCCAAACCCAAAGTCGGCAAGACCACGGCGGCTCGGCATCTCGCCGTGGCCGTCGCCACGGAAAGCATGTGGCTCGGCTCCCAATGCGCCTTTGGCCTCGTCTGGTATCTCGCCTTTGAAGGCCGCAAAGAAGACCATCTCGCCCACTTCCGCCAATTCGACCTCGAACCCGCCGATGCCGCCCGCCTCCAATGCTATTTCACCGCCCCCACGCCCGCGTTTATGAAAGAACTGCTCGCCCGCGCCAAACTCGAGCGGCCCGCCCTCATCATCGTCGACACGCTGCAGCGCCTCATTCGCGTCAAATCCATGGAAGACTACGCCCAAGTGACCTTGGCCTTTAACCCGCTCATCGCCATTGCTAGGGAAACGGGCGCCGCCCTCTTGCTCCTCCATCATGCCGGCAAAGCCGCGGACCGCGAAGCCCTCGACAGCGTCCTCGGCTCCACGGCCATTGCCGGCTCCGTCGATAACACCATCGTCCTCGCTAAGCGCGGCGGCTTTCGCACCGTCTCCACGACCCAACGCGTCGGCCCAGACCTCGATGAATGCGTGCTGAACCTCTCCACCACAGGCCGTGTGTCCCTCGGTGGCAGCCGTATGCTCGCGGAACAGAAACTCTTTGGCCAGAAACTCCTTGACGCCCTCGCTAATAGCCCGACACCCCTCCTGACCCATATCGAATGGCTCGAGCTGGTCGAAGGACGCAAGCAGACCAAACTCCATGCGATTGCTCGACTTATGGCCGAAGGCGCCGTCGTCCGTCATGGCTCCGGGAAGCGTCAAGACCCCTATAGTTACAGCCTCGTCACGCGCTCATGAAAGCCGTTCCCGCGTTCCCGCGTTCCCGCCGTTCCCAAGTTCCGTTTCCGTTCCCGACCTCTGGGAACGGCTTTTTCGCTCCTACCTGTTTCGTGCGAATTCATTCAGGAAACAATTCCGTTCCCCGTTCCCATATATACATGGGAACGCCGGAACTAATAATATATATGGGAAGTATAAGCTCCCCTTCATCGCCTCTTTCCGTTCCCGAATTCCCATGAGGGGGGTATAGTTCCTACCGTCAAAGATTTGACTAACTTGAAGAACAATCACGGCGGTAAACGTCCAGGTGCCGGTCGCAAGAAAGGCACCAAGCTCCTCAAAACGCTGGCCAAGGAAGCGGCCCGCGAATACGTGCGCAAAACCATCACGGCGCATCTGCCGGCGCTCGTCGATGCCCAGGTGGCCAATGCGAAGGGCCTGCAATATCTGGTCTATCGCGATAAGCAGACGGGTAAATTCGAACGCGTGCGCTCGCTCGAGGACGTCGACCAGGACGCCGAGGTCATCGAGGTCTGGGAGAAAGACCCGAGCGTCCAAGCGTTCACGGATTTGCTCAACCGAGCGATTGACCGCCCGAAAGAACAAGTGCAGGAGATTGAGATTCGGGCGGATAATACGACGGCGCTCGATCGCGCGAAGGAGCGATCGTTGCTGAAGTTGAAGCCATGAGCCTCTATGAGACGTTTCTGCTGGGCGTGCTCACGGGCGGGGCGATCGTCTGCGCCGTCATCCTCCTCGATGTGCGCTATCCGTGGGTGTATGAACGGTTCCGCGCCAAGGTGTTGGGACCGAGACGATAATGCCCGCACCATCCCGCAGCTACGATGACGACCTCGTGGAGTGGTGCGCGTCCCTCTATGCGGATCCTCTGGCGTGGGTGTGCGGGGCGTTCCCTTGGGGCGAGCCAGGCCCCTTGCAGCATTATCGTGAGCCGGACATCTGGCAGTGTGAATTCTTGGAATGGTTAGGACATGAAATCAAAGCCCGCGACTTCAACGGTGTCGATCCAGTTATGCCTATTAGGGCCGCCGTTTCTAGTGGTCACGGTATCGGCAAAGGCGCATTAACGGGCATGCTCGTCTCGTTTCTCATGAGCACGAGGCGTCATGCAAAAGGCGTGATCACGGCGAATACTGGGCCACAGCTGCAGGACAAGACATGGCCCTCGATTACGACGTGGGTGAAGCGGGCGATTACGCGGGATTGGTTCGAGTTGAACACGAGCATCCTGTATCGCAAGGGCCATCGGGAAGAGTGGAAGTGCAGCCCGCAGACGTGCGACCCAGATAACAGCGAAAGCTTCGCCGGCCAGCACAATGCGGCGAGCACGAGCTTTTACATCAACGACGAAGACAGCAACGTCCCGGAGATCATCCACGAGGTGCAGGAAGGTGGACTAACTGACGGCGAGCCGATGCAGTTCTTGTTTGGCAACCCGACGCGCAGGCGGGGCAGCTTTCACGACATCGTGTTTGCCGGCAAGGGGCGCGGGTGGAAGACGTGGCAGATTGATGCGCGCACGTGCCAGTTTCCGAATAAGGCGCTGATTGCGGAACAGCTCGAGGATTGGGGCGAGGATAGCGACCGCTTCAGAGTGCGCGTGCGCGGGCTGCCGCCGAATGCGGAAGACGCGCAGTTTATTGATGCCGTGCGCGTGCGGGACGCGCAAAAACGGAAGGTGGAGGTGCTCGATGATGAACCGCTGGTCGCTGGATGCGATTTGGCATGGGGGGGTAAGGATTCCAACGTCATCAGATTTAGACGAGGGCGCGATGCTCGCGCAATCCCTGCTATCCGTATTGCCGGCGAACTCACGCGTGACCCTTCGGTGCTCACCAATCGTCTCTCTGACGTATTGGGTGGAACCTACGGCGGACATCGTGTATCTATGCTGTTCCTCGACAGTGCCGGCATTGCCGGCAGCATCGGGACGCGACTCCGGGAGCTTGGTTACACGAACCTGCTTGAAGTGAACTTTGGCGCCGACAGTCCTGATAAGAAATATCGGTATATGCGCGACATGATGTGGGGGCGGATGAAGGACTGGCTGGTCAATGGGGCGATTGATACGTCGCCGCGGCTGGAGAATGACCTCACGGCGCCGGGCTTGCGGGAGGATTTGAAGCAGCGGGTATGGCTGGAGTCGAAGAAAGAGATGGCGGCGCGAGACGTGCCGAGCCCGGATGAAGGAGACGCACTGGCGCTGACGTTTGCGCAGACCGTGGCGCGGAAGAAGAAAGAGGAGCCGGTGCCGCAGCCGTCGTTTACGGGGTTTAGTCAATCGTGGATGGGTTAGGATAGGGCGCCGCATGTTCCACTTACCGGATTTGCCCATTGTCGGCTACAGCACGACGCGCGAGAAGGCGCTCACGGACAACATTCAGGAGTTTATCCGGCAGATCGAGCGGGACCGGCCGCGGCTGCTGACGATTGTGTGCGAAGGGCGCGAGAAGTGGCGGAAGGTGGCGGGCGATATCTGGCGCGGCTATCGGATTGGGGAAGAGGATGGCACCCTCAATGCGATCTTTGCGTATTTCGAGTTACTAGCGAGCCCGCCGCGCGTGCAGGCCAAGCTCTTATTGGCCCCGAAGAATGCGCTGAAGTGGCGAGAGACGATGCGTCGGGCGATGCCGGGGATTGAAGCGGAACGCGAAGCCTTGAAGGGGCTCAAGCGATGAAGCCGATACCGAAGATGAACGTGAGCGGAGCGGCCTCCCATGCCGAGCAATTACTTGCGGAGTTGCGCTGGCTCGCTGGGATGGAGCGCGTGGCAGATGGCGATCAGGCGTTAGCGGTGGTCTTGGATCAATGCGCAGATCTGCTTGAGAAGGCGTTGAAACGGTGACGCTGGTCTATGCGATTTGGGCGAGCGTGTTAGCGGTGATTTTGGCGGTGGCGATCTGGTTCGTGAAGTGCGACATGCGGGGGAAGCAATGACGCTGACGCGTGGCGAACTGGAATACCTGCTCTTATTGGCCACGAAGGAGCAGCAGCGCGTCCATGTGCATCAGCATGGCGTGCTCCATCCGGTGCTGTTCCCGCATTGTCAGCATCCCGATTGTTTGTTTGTGCATGAGATTGGCGATCTCGTGGCGGGCATTCCGCGCAAGAAGCATCAGTTGATTGAGGTCGCCTAGTGGCGAAGGATCTGATTCGCGAAGCGCGGGAACGCTGGAATCGAGCGGCGGAAGCCGAAGAGCAGCAGCGCAATCGTATCGTGCGTGCGAAACAGTTTCGGGTGGGCGACCAGTGGCCGGCGGCGATTAAGCTGGCGCGAGAGGGCGGGAATAGCTTGCAGGGGATGGCACCGCAGCCGCCGCGGCCGTGCCTCGTGGTCGATCGGTTGTCGCAGCCGGTGCGGCAAGTGAGCAACACCATCAAGAATGCCAGCTTTGGGTTCGACGTGCTGCCGGCGGGTGGCACAAGCGACCAGGATACGGCCGATATCTTTAAGGGCTATCTGCGCTGGATGATGAACAACAGCCGTGGGGAATCCCCGATTGAATGGGCGGCCGACCAAGCGATTGAGGGCGGGATCGGCTGGTTCCGGCTGCGCACGGATTACATCAACGAGACGTGGGACGGGGAGCTGACCGAAGAGGCCATGTGGCAGGCGCTGCGAATGGAGCGCATTACGAACAATCTGAGCGTGTATCGTGATCCCTCGGCAGTTCTGCCGACATATTCCGATATGGGCTGGGCGTTCGTCACGAATGATATCTCGAAGGACGAGCACGAACGGAAGTGGCCGGATGCGGACCTGCGCGGGCTTGAGGCCTTCATGTCCACGGGCGATATGTCGAAGTGGTCCTCATGGGTGAGTGAAGAGAGCATCAGGATTGCCGAGTATTACCGCATCGTCTACACGAAGCGCCATCTGTATCAACTGCAAGACGGGACCGTCACTGAAGAAAAGCCTGATGACAAGAAAGACATCAAAGCTGAACGCGTCATGCAAGTGCCCAGCGTGAAGTGCGACATCATCAACGCCGTGCAATCGTTGCAGTCGTTCGATTGGGTCGGCTCGCGGATTCCGCTGATTCCGATTCTGGGCGAAGAGTTGAACGTCGACGGGAAGATCTGGCTGCGCGGCGTGATTGAAGAGGGCATGGACGCGCAGCGGATGGTGAACTACACGTATAGCGGCGCCGTGGAGATTTTCGCGCTGGCGCCGAAGAACGCGCCGATGATTGCGGCGGCGAGCGTGGCAAACTATAAGCAGATTTGGCAGACGCGCAATATCATCAATCACGCGTATCTGCCGTTTGACCCGTGGGACCAGGAAGGGAAAGAGTATCCGACGCCGATGCTGGATACGACGGAGCCGCCGATCCAGGCCGCCGTGGAATTGATGCGGGTCAGCGAGGATGCGATTAAGGCGACGACGTCGACGGGCGATGCGTCACTGGGGAATACAAACCCGAACGAGCGGAGCGGGCGGGCGTTGCAAGCCTTGCAGGCGCAATCAGACCTCGCCAATAGCAACTATCCCGACAATGTGAAGCGGGCGCTGATTTACGCGGGTGAGCTCGCTGTGGAGATCATTCCGAAGATTACGACGAAGGGGCAAATCATCCACATTCTGGGGATGGACGATGAGCCAGAGCAGGTAATGGTCGGTCAGCCGTATCAGGAAGGGCCGAACGGGCAGCCGCAACCCTCACCGCCGAACATCACGCCGGAAATCGCGCAGCTCGAGGGCAGCCTGCACAAGTTTTACGATTTGAACAATGGGCGCTATGCCGTGACGGTGTCGGTGGGCAAGGCGACGGCGACGAAGCGGGAAGAGGGGGCGCAGGCGCTGGGCGAACTGATTCCGCATCTGCCGCCGGAGATGGCCGCCGTGGCGACACCGGATTACGTCGAGCAGTTGTCGTTTCCTGGCTCGCACAAGATTGCGGAGAAGTTACGGAACGCGCTGCCGCCACAGTTGCAGGATCAGAAGGATCCGAAGAACCAGATCCCGCCACAGGCGCAAGCGATGATCCAACAGTTGCAGGGTGAATTGCAGAAGGCGCAGCAGTTCATCCAGACGAAGCAGGCCGAACAGCAGGGCAGCTTACAGGAGACGCAGATTAAGGCGCAGACGGATTTGCAGATTGCGAAGCACAAGGCTGATACGGATGCGGATCGGGAACTGGCCCTGCAGATGATGAAGAACGCGACCTCCATCGCTGTCGCGCGCATCTCGGCCAGCAAATCTCAGTTGGATCCAGTGGCTGAAGCAGCAGAGGAACGGCTCGCGACGGGCTTGCAGCACGCGCACGAGGTCGGGATGCAAGGCATGAAACAGCAGCATGAAAAGGATCTCGCGGCGCAGGCGCATCAGCAAGCCTTGGAGCAGGGATCGCAGGGCGCCGTGATTGACCAGCAGGCGCAGGAAAGCGATCAGGCGCATCAATCGGAGATGGCGCAACAGGCAGCGGAGCAAGCCAAGCAGCAATCGAACGGAGGCGGCGGTGCCTAATCCGCTGGTCATCCAGAAGCCGGAGCTGCCCGCGAGCATCAACCCGCAGGGCGCGTCCGTGTTCGATGCGCCTGGGCAGGGCATTTTACGGAAGATGGTGAGCTGGCTCGGGCTGGATGATCCGCAACAGGTGATGGGCGTCGGCGCGGCGATGGATGTCGGGCCGATGGGCGGCGGGCTGATTGATGCGGTGGCGCAGCGGTTCCCACGATTTGCAGCGGCGATCAAGGCGTATCACGGAAGCCCGCATGATTTCGAGGCATTCGATACGAGCAAGATCGGGACGGGGGAAGGCGCGCAAGCCTACGGGCACGGGTTGTATTTCGCGGAAAATCCACAGGTGGCTGAGGAGTATAAGAAGGCCTTTACAGGATCAGCCCGCGATGCTGCGCCGGTGAGATATCAGAATATTGAATATCCCTCTGGCACATCCATGCATCGCGATCTAGCGGATATGAAAGCGATGGGTAAAGACGCATGGATGGCCGAAGCGCAAAAAGCCGTTGATTTCAATAAAACGTATGCGCCAGATCAAGCGGCGTTGTGGCAATCAAGAATCAAGACAATGCAAAGCGTTGATCCCTCGCTGATTCAGGTCAATACGCCAAAGATGTATGAAGTGGGGATCAACGCGCACCCGGATCAGTTCCTCGACTGGGATAAGCCACTGAGTCAACAGCATCCAGACGTGCAGGCAGCGCTACAGCAGGCCAATGCTGTGCCAGAAAGCTACAGTCGCTCTGTCACTGAGACGCAGGCACAACTCAAGGACATTCAAAGCGCGATTGATCTCTATCGCCCACGTTTAGATTTACCAGGCGCGCGTGGCGAGATGGCGGCGAAAGAAATCAGGAAATTAGAGGTCGAACTTTCCTACGTGAAGGATGCGGCGGCGAAGCGTGACGCGCAGTTGACTGGCGCGAATCTCTATCAATCGCTCGCTCATGACATTCAAGGTTCAACAATGGGTGGCGGTCAGTCGCATATGCCCATTGTGGATGCCAAGGCCGAAGCGGCACGACGTTTCAGAGAAGTAGGCATTCCCGGCATCAAGTATCTCGATCAGGGCTCGCGTGCAGCCGGTGAAGGCTCGCGCAATTTCGTCGTGTTCGATGCGAAGACCGTGGACATCCTCAAGAAGTATGGTCTACTGCCTCCGGCGGTTGGTGCTACCATAGCCGCCCAGCAAAGCCAGCAAGGTGAGCAATGACGAATACGTGGCAGATGACGACGAATTCCGGCGTGATCTCGCCCATCACGCCGACGATTGCTGAACTCCAGAAGCGGAAAGCGGGCCTGATTGCCTACTGCCAGATCAAGCTGGAATCGGGCGACTGGCATGCCGTGCAGGATGCGGCGTCCGATATCCGCGAGATTGAAGCCAAACTGGAAATCCTGCGAGACGGCAAGTGAGAGCCCGCCTGCTCGTGGGTTTGCTCGTCATCGCCTCCCCGGCGCAGGCGCAGATCTTCTGGAGTCAGCCGAACGTCACAAGTGCGGCCGTGGCGCAAGGGTTTACCTATAAAGTGTATGTAACGTCTCCGGGTGTGACGACGCAATCCACGGCGACCCTCACGATGGTGACGTGCTCGACGACGGATACTGGTTCGCCAGTCACGGCATCCTGTCAAGCGCCCGTCACGCAGGTATCATCCATCGGCGCAACGGTGCCGGGCGCCTCGTCGCAAGTGACGGCCACGGATACGGTCAATAATTCAGCCGAAAGCGCGAAATCCGCGCCCTTTGTGATGTCGGGCTGTGCGAATCCGGCGAATGTGTCACTCACAGTCGGGTCGTGGGCGCGCACACTACCGACGGGTGGCGTCGGGCAAGTGCTGTATTCGCTACTGCAAAGTAAAAGCGATGTGACGATGGTCAGCGTGTTGTTTAATGGCGTGGAGCAGGGCCGATTGAATGGCGCACGCCTCAACGACGTCGCGGGTTCCTATTTCACGGCCACCGTGCCGGCGGGGACGTATCAACTGACCGTGCAGGCGACGGATGTGAATGGCTGCACGGCTGGCGGGGCGACGCGGCCCATGACCGTCGTGGTGCAATGAGCACAATTATCGTGGTGATCAAGAAGAAGCGCGTTACCATCGTGTCGCCGAACAAGAAACCCGGCGCCAAATCGTTGCAGATTACTAGCGGCCCGATACAGGAGCAGAATCCGATGCCTATCTCCATGAGCACCACGCAAGAAACCACCCTCACCGCCACGCCCCTGCCGAAAGGGTCAACCGTCGATGGCGTGCCCGAATGGCAGCTGTCGAATCCGGCGGTCGTGTCCATCGCGCCGGATGCGACGGGCCTCACGGCGCTCGTCAAGGGCACGGCGATCGGCGCCTGCACTGTGACGGTCATTGCCGATGCGGATCTGACGCCTGGGGTGCGGAACATTCAGGGCACGTTCGACATTACCGTGACGGCGGCTGAAGCGACGTCGATCGAGATTACGGCGTCGGACCCGGTGGCACAGCCGTAATGTCGCTGATGCCTGAGCCGGCAGAGATTGAACTCTCGCCGCTCATGCGCACGCGGCTGTATATGGAGCTCGGCCCCGGCCTGAGCTGTATCGGGCGCAGTGCTGAGGCCGTGCTCGAGGCGCGGGAGGATGTCATGCAATACGAGTTATCGCACCCTGGGGATGGGGACATCGCCGATGCCGAAGGCCCGGAGCAGGATGAGCACGAGGAAGAGCACGACGACAATGCGGATGACGACCTTAATGGGCGGGCTGATGGGGATGTAGGTTTCCACGAGGTAGAGGGCGACGCCGCAGACGATAAGGACGAGCAGTAGTTCAATCATGGCGAGAGGGTAACATGCCGGCGAAGAGTAAAGCTCAACAGCGC